AGAACAACATTAGATATTTTTTCTGTTTCATCTTTAGTTCCTGTAACAGCTTCTGGCACTATAGAAGAAACCTCATGTGCTAAAAAACCATCTACTGTTAAATCTTTATCTGTTTTAAAATTAAATCTACTTGGCTTTAGTTGTTTTAGTCTAGAGGTTGCATCCCAATCTGTTACTATATTTTCTTTCAAACGATAATCAGAAGAAGTATTATAAGTTGTAGTAGTTCCACTCATTGTTATAGAACCGACTGTATTGTTTGGATTTGTAAAAACTATACCAGTACGGCTAGTAGTAGCATCAGTTCCTACATTTATAGCACCAAAGTTACCATCATTCACTGCAATAATAGCAGCAGAGCTACTGTTATAAGTTTTTAATTTTGTATTAACACTTAACTGACTAGTAGCATGTAGCATCATTCTTGTAGTAGAAGAACCTGAACTATTCCTTACTTGAAAACCCAATTCATGTTCATTATTTGAACCTATTCTTCTGGCATATATACCTGTTCCTGGATTATCATTTGATCCAAGTGTTATTGTAAAACCTGTGTTAACAGCTGTGCTTGCATTTCTAAAGTGTGCAAAACATCCTAAGTCTGATTCAGGATCAGTATTAGTGCTTGTTTGTGTAAATGTTGGCACACCACCACTAGAAATTGCCAATCGTTCAGTATCTGTAGATCCACCACCACCACCAGTACGGAAAGAAATAGCACCATCTCCAGAAGTATTACCATAAGCTCTGATCTTAAATATATTGCTAGAATACTCTAAAACACCTGCATCTGTTTGATGTGCAGTAATGCCACCACGAAATAATATTGGGCCAGTAACATCTAAACTAGTTTCACCACTTCCACCAAATTGAGGTGATCCTGTTCCTATGCCTACACGACCATCATTTTTAACAGTAAGCAAATCAGCAAAAGCTCCATGCGTACTATTTGATCCTTCGCATCTTAATACGTTTCCTGCACCAGAAGCTGCATTTGTTCCATCTACTATAATTAGCAAACCTTGATCTGCATCATCATTGCCACCCTCACCGATTTGCTTAATTTGCACAGTAGGTGTGTTTGTTACAGCAGCTTGAGTAAAATAACTATTACCACCTGATCTAAACTCTACTCCACCATTGTCTGTGCCAGTAGAAGTTTTGAATGCTGTTATAATATTATCACCACCATCTACAAAAAAAGCATGACTTCCTGCATCACTCTCAACACGGAAGTCTAAGTTTGCACTATCTTGATTTATTACAAATTCAGCATCAGCAGAATCTATTGCAGTAATTTCTGAACCACCTTTTAAATGTTTAATAGTAAATTTGGAAGACTCTGAACCATCAGCAGCAGCTTTAATTTGTGTGTCTAATCTTGCATAGGTTGTATTATTACCTCCGCCATCTCTACCATCAAATCTAATTCTACCAAGTAAGTCATCATCTGCACCTGTTACTGCTCTTTTTAAAACAAGAACTGGTCCAGTGGCATCATCTGTGTCTGTACAAGCAAGTGTTACAGTATCTCCATTACCTGTTGTTTCAATATTTAATACACCACCATGATCTGTTCCTGTATTTATACAAACATGGTCATTACCTGCATCTACAAACAAACCAAAAACATTATTATCTGTTTCTACACGAAAGTTTACATCTCTACTGTCTTCATTAATAATTGTTTCCGAACCTGTGTGTTCAATTCTGCTTCTTTGCGAGCCACCTGTCATAACATAATGAATTTGCCTAGCATCTTCAGTGCCATCAGAAGCATCTTCTATTTCTGTAAATAGTTGAAAGTAATCTATTAATTCAGGAGTTCCTGCATCATTATAACCTTGAATAAATATTTGACCTAGATTATCACCATCTGCTCCTGCTTCTCCTGGATTCCTAACTAGGTTCATTCTCGGACCATGACCACTATCTGTATCTGTTGATGTGAGTGTTAGTTGTGGATTATTATCTGCTGTTGTAAAAGTAGCTGTAGTGCCTGTTAACGCTCCTGTTATTTCAACTGTGGTAGGATTTAAATTTTTATCAACCTGTTCAACAGTAGCACCAGACCCCGCTCCGTCAAACTTTACAATCATGTCCTTACCGTTAGGTATTTCAATATCATTACTAGAATTATAAGTTCCTTGAAATAATATTAAGGCTTGATTTGTTAAATTGTTTCTAACGTGAACTACTTTCTCTGCATCGTTTGGATCTAGTTGGTAAAAAACAGTGCCCCCTAAATCGCCACCATCTTTAAATTCAATGTAGACGTTTCTACCATTTGATAAAGCTCCATTGGTAATAGGCAAGCTATTTGGCGATCCAGACGTAGCCGCACTTGACACCGTTATCTCAACAATACCATTTGTAGACTGGTCTATAAGATCTAAATTTGTATTGGTTGTATTGCCCCAAGTTCCCGACTGCTCACCTGTGGCTATCTTTTCTATACCTGTGTTGGTTGTATATGTACTTGGCATTTTTTATATCCTCATGCTGCTTTGTCAAGCCAAGATGGATCTTGACTTGGGGTTATTGTATTATAACTAGGCGTCTGACTTGGCGTAACCGTGCTATAACTAGCATCCTGATCTGGTATGATCTCTCCCCAAGTCGGTAAAATTGTTTCTGTTGTTCTACCAATAGCCATTGTTCCTGCTACGCCTGTAACAGAAACATTAGCAAAACCTGTAATAGTGACCGTTCCAACTGCACCTGTAGCTTCTACGCCGTTTAAAGTTTCAAAAGTATTACCTAACGCGGATGTGCCCGCTACACCCGTTACGGATATGTTGGCCGCCCCCGTTATGGTTACAGAGCCAATAGCGGAGGTTCCTGCAACACCTGTTTGAGTTTCAAACACATTACCCAACGCTGAAGTACCTGCAACTCCTGTGGGTGATATGTTGGCATCACCTGTTACCGTGGACGAACCAACGGCAGAAGTACCTGCAACTCCTGTAACAGATACATTTGCATCCCCCGTAATCGTAATAGACCCTAAAGCAGAAGTACCTGCAACTCCTGTAACGGATACATTAGCTGTTCCTGTTACCGTAACAGAGTCAACAGAACCCGTTGCACCAGTGAATGCAACCTCGCCACCCCAGGTGCTAGAACCCCAAGGTGTTAAGGAGCTATTCCATCCTTTAAATGCAACGATTGTTGACATTAAGCAATCCTTATAATCGCGTTACTTGCATCCGCAGTGGGAAAAACAATTGTAAAATCACCACTACTGGCTGCCTTATCTGCGCCAAAATCTAATACAGCAACAGAGGGATCTCCTGTAGCCGTGTCGTTAAAAATTAAAGCGCCTCTTACAGCGCTTATGGTTACATTACTAAACACTTCATCTGCAAAATCAACCAAAGCTGTTGTGCCACTTGCCGTAGGCGTGACTGGATTTAGTGCCTGTCCCTTTGCTGAGTAGTTAGTACCACTAATTTCATTACTTGTAGTGTAAGCAGTGGTAGCCGCGGTAAAGGAGGCACTGTTGTCATACAAAGCTATATTAAAAGTGTTTCCCGTTGTTGCCGTAAAGTTATGAACACCTTTTAAAAGTTCTGTTTTAAAAGAAGTGCATAAAAAGTTTCCAGTAAATGCCATTACATTCTCCTTATGTATTCTGCTAGTTTTGGGTTTCCTGAGTCTTTAATTGCATTATAAACAGTTGTTCTATCACTTTTAATAGCCTGTCTCATATATATTGCAATAATTTTTTCCATTTCTTTACGATAAGCATGAGCCTGTTCTTTTATTGCAGGATGTGCATTATTTGATATACCTATAAGTTTGTTTACACATCTTTCTGCTACCTCTTCTGGTGTTTGACCCCTATTATCGGTTGTTTGTATGTCTACTTTAAAATTATTAGGCATACCTAACGATTCAATTAACATTATGTCCTCGCCTTCCTAATCGGTCCCATTGTATATTCATCAATCACTTCTTTTGCCTCTCCTAAGTTCTTTAATCTACCTATGGCTTCAGCAAAACGACTATTATACATATTCATCACGTCTGCATCACCTTTCATGTAAATATAACATTCTATCAGAGATCCGTAAAGTAAAGCTATTTCAGCGTTGGTACTAAGCCAAGTTTCTGTTGTATCTGAGGTAAACGAAACTAAAGAAGTCGAAGCACCAGAGCTACTACCTGTAATAGTTTCTAACGCAGTGAAACTATTCAAAGGAACAATAACCTCCATAGTAGTGCTAGATGGTTTTGAAGAAATGGTAGTGGTTGCCCCTGATGTACCGCCTGTAATAGTTTCTCCAACGGTAAAAGAAGCACTGCTTGTAACAGTAAATGTAATAACACTGCTAGTTATACTTGCAGGTCGATAAAAATAACTTAAATCAACAGTATAACCACTATCAGGGGTAGGAGCTATGACAAAATTATCTACGTCAAATTGAGCATAATATTTAGGTACGCCTGTTGTTGCAGGATTAGGTGTGTAAGATTGTACAAACTCCTTTTCCTTAAATTGTAGGTAAGTATAATTGCTACTATTTGTGATAGTCAAAGAATTTGGCGCCAAAAAATCACTTGGACAAGCTAAATATTGATTACTTGTAGTCATAGTACCAGAGACATTTTTTTCAAAAACATTTAATTGTACGCTTTTTAGTATTCTTTCTTCAGCAAGTTGAATAAACGTGCTTAAATTATTTAAAAAACTAGTTTCTGTATTTTCTGTATAATCCTGTATAGAGGATCTTAATGTTGTTAATGTAAAGCTCATGTTGTCACCGTTACTGATCCAACTCCTGATACTAGCGCATCTGTTAATTCAATTTTAGAAGGCAATTCAGCTTTTGCACCACTAAAAATGTCGTTGGTTGTTTTTACTAAAAAAGGCGTATTTAAATCAGGGTTTTGTGGCCTAGCATCTTTTAAAGCTTGAGCATCCGAAACTGTTCTAAAAGGACCTAATTGTGGTTGTTTAGGTTCATATTCATCTGGACCAACAAGTAAACCATTCCATTCTTTACGCATATCACGATATAAATATCGAAAACCTGATCTATCCGATATGGCGTAAGCGTGTTTTCCTCGTCCAAATTTAGCCATCAACTAACCCTAAAATACTCAAACTGAGGTACAACCTTAAAAGAAGCTCTGTCTCTATCTTCGGTCATAGCCCTTTCAAACTCCTCTTCATAAACAGCTTTTAACAATTGTGTTTTATTTGGCGCCCTTTTAATCGAAATATAATAAGCAAGACCTGCTGCTAGGCAAGGAAAAAAACGAAAGGGCATATCCACTGTATTGACGTAAGTATCTGCATCATCCATACGTGTTAAAGCATCAAATATAACAGTATCTGTTGAGTTTTCTGGCACAGGCCAAAGTTTTAAAACAGGTTGTATCTGTCTATCCAAGAAAAATTGTGAAGGTCTAGCCTCTGTTGTTTTAGTTGGTATGGCAAGATACGTATCTCTACTAATCCTGTCCAAAGAAAAATCTGTACCGTCTCTTCTTACTACAACAGATAAAACGTCAATAACACCAGAATCTAAAGTATAATTACCCGTGCCTTTTGTTAAAGCTTGTGTTGATTGAGATATAGTCCATTGGTTTAAACCTCTATTAGCCCATTCTGCTAACATAAGATTAAGAGAACGTCTGGCTGATTTTAAATCATAACCCGTTCTAACCTCTATACCACAACGCTCAAAAGCTTCTTCGATATATTCTGCAACGTCTAGTTCAAAATCTGTGCTACCTGATACGGCCATTATTTTACTTTCTTCTTTTTATCAAACAATTTTATTCCTTCGTTTGCTGCTATTAACCCACCGCCAATTTTAACTCTTCCTGTTCCAAATACATTTTGAAGAGCATCATTAGCCCTGACACCTATGGTAGCTCCTGCAACTCTTTTTATAGAAGTTTTACCGTTTTTTTTCATTTTTTTTCTCCTTTTCAACAGGTTCTGCATACATGTTATCAAAAATTTGATTTACGTCTAGTGTGTAATCCAAATCTGATTTTGAATAATGTATGTGATGGGATGGTTTAAAATCAGGCGGTCCTTCACCTGTTACCCACCAAGCAGGGTGTGTGACTCGAACCCTATTGTTAGGTAAAGCGACTATATTACCTGTATACTCATCTGCTTCTAACAACTGCAAAACATGACTTTGCTTATGTTGTGCAGGGTCGTCTGCTATTTCACTTTCAGTATAATCTACCGTAAACAAATATTTGGCAGGATAAAATTCACTTCCTATCTTTGCAATCCAAGGACACGGTTGAGCCCTATTAATTTGATATACTGAATGATGATGCGAAGAACAATCCCAAGGTTGAGCTAAATAGGTAGGCATAGGTTCAGGCCATCCTTCAAAATCAAAGTCACCTACTAATGCCGTTAGTGGCATTCTTGCCCA